CAAAGAAGGCCGCCGACCGTGTATCTTCATTGCTTCGCTTGGTCCAGCCAGTGACGCGCTCGAACTCTGCCTTATTCTTTGCCCAGTTGCCATTCATCGGCGCTGTGAGAATGTATGGAATATTGAGCGCTATAAGATCGTTTTCTAGCTCTTGCTGTGCTTGCTGGCACCTACCAATAGAAAGAGCCACTTTTGACTGGGCGGCCTTAGATTGCTTCTGATTGCGGGTATAAACAAAGTTATTTGCTTTAACGTTTTCAATTGAAAGCCGCACAATATTCAATTTAGAAAAGTATTCTACCTCTGCTATAAGCTCCAAACGAGTCATAGACGCGAGATCAATAAGCTCGCCGTTCTTATAATATGCCACACCGTGCTTCTGGCTATCTGGATCAACGCCTAATACATATTCAGCCACTGCAATTCTCCGCTAATAATTCGTTAGTTTTATCTATGAACTCTTGCTCAGTACCGTACCTTGCCTCGAAACCCGTTTTAAACGGATGACGACTTGTCACCTCTGGCGTATCAATTCCACCCCTGTGATGCGGATAACATAGGCCGAGCGTCTTCATGTGTGCGCCTGGCTTAGTCTTGCCTTCCGTGTGGTGTATCTCGCATGGAGTATGTACATCTTCATGCAATCGGCAAACAATGCAGCCAAGCTCAACCACGGAGCTCATATGTCGCTTTTCTTCTGCTGTAGGGTTGCGGCCTTTAATATTACAATCGAAGAGAAGGTTTAATGTGTCTGTTTATCCCAGTTAAATCACGAATTGACAACCCTAGTTGTGCATAAGTGCTATTTTCTACGCTAGCAATTCTTTCCCTCAATTGGTTTTGGTCTATTTCTGCAGTAATAAGATTATCTAATTTATCAACCTCCTCATCAACAGCAGCATGCACGACCTGATCAATAAGCTCTTTCTTAGTTTTCTTGCCTAAATCCTCTCTGACTTTCAGCTCAATCTCTTCTCTTCGGCTTCTTTGCAAAGACTTAATGAGCCTTTTGTTTTCGCTTATCTGATCCCGCAAATAGCTATCCAGAGCTGTAATTCTGTTATTAAGGTGGCCTGCTTCCTCACGCAAATCGTTTATTTCTTTTCTATTAAATATCATCTCTCACAAGCCTCCGCAGCTCTGTTGTATTTACTGGCTAAAGTTTCTTTATATTCCCGCTCAAACTTCAAATGCTCATCCCTTCGATATTCAAAAAATGCGCTTGTGCATATATGAATGAGTAATACTAGGATTAGTATTGCGGCTTGGTGTCTACTCATCCCAAACCTCTTTTATCTCTTTTTTTAGTTTAATATCAAAAGCGAGGCTGTCAGCCTTCAAGGCTGAATCTTTAATCTTGTTTTTTTTAACAAACCTATCTCGCCTAGAATTAACATTTCTTTTTCTTTGGCAGTCCGTGCATTTCCCGCTTTTTATGTATCGGCGATTAGACCCACACTTTACACATATTTTACCGATGCATTCACCATCGCGAATCCCCTCTGAGTACCAAACCTGCCTATTAATCAAATATTCTTTCGGCGCGCTCACTTATTCTGCTCCCGCTGTAGCTTCATGAATTCGCCTTTTTCTGGAATAGTCAACACCAAGCCTCGCTCAGTAGACCATTCAAGTATTTGCTCCATCGCATGAAGAGCATCGTGTTTGTCTGATTTACTTGAGAACCTTATCACCCGCTCACCCTCATCATTTACACCGCCGAACTTTTGACAAAACATTTCGTGCGCATCATCCTTGTTAAACTCACGCTCACCTATGTACCGGCCATCGGGTGCGATGTAGAGCGGCATTTTTGCTCCTCTCGATGACATAAACGGTGCTATCTGGCCCATCCACATAAACCAAGTCTTGCGCATAGAGCTTGATGCAGGGTTCGGTATATCTTCAATTACAATACGCTTCTGCCCGTCGTCAAGAGCCATTACAGCGCCGCACGCTTGTTTTCTCTCTATAATATTTCGAATAAAAATATTCACTTAAAGCGCACTTTGTTCTACTTGAAAAGATACGCTATCTTCACCAAAACGTAAAGACTTAAAACCAGACTTTGGCCGGCGTTGCTCGTTTAGAAAATCTAAATCCAGTTGGAGCTTATCAATCCTGCGTATAATCTTTCGCTTCTCGAGGTTAAGCAAATTAACCTCCCTTTGAAGGTTTTCGATTGTCCTCTCTGCTCGGCGCTTGATATTTATATCGGCATACTTTCGGCTTTTGAGTGCTTTAATGTCATCCACTGCGGCGAGAATCTTTTTATCTTGCCTCCTGTTTAGCTCTCTCTGCCATTTTATTTGTTTGAGTGTATCTTTTGTCAGGTAATTCATGACGACCTCTCAGCGAGCGCAAATAAAGCCTCAAGCGCGTCAGCCACTCTTTCTAAATTAGCATTCACACCCTCAATAATTTCCGCAATACGGTCTAACCTAGGTCCATTCGGATCGAGGATTTCCGCTAGCTCAACATCGTCAAAATCTACTCTTGAATCACTCATAAAATTAACTCCGGTATTTTAGTGAATGGAACTCCGTGCTTTATAAAATTAACCAGCTTTGATTCTTTTTTCTTTCGAACTATTGAAAACCTTTTTGGCATAGTTTCGGAAGAACGGACAGACTTAGAATCTTTTAACGATCTTAGCTTGTTGCCAATATGCGAAGGGCTGTAATCTGTAATCGCTGCTATTTCCTTAATTGTTATTCCAGGGTTTTTCGATACCACCGAAAAAATCACTTTTTCTGAATATTCCGAAGGATGATAATTGAATGTTTTCTTTTTATTGGCGATCGTTTTCATTGTGAGCTTACCTTTTTGTCTGCCGCAGCATCAAATTGCTTTGACAGCTTTTTCATTTTTTGGATATCTTTATTTCTCACTGCATGTTTCCATGCTTCAAATATTTTTGATTGTGTAGGCGTCATATCTACCTCGAATATCTAGCGGCTAGTGAGTTTACTTTTTCGACTGGCTTCGGGGGCCGGTAGTCGGATGCCAAGTTCTGGAATCTGCAAAACTGCAGTTGTGAAGCTAAGTGAGTAGTGCCGATTTCGCCGTTGCGAACCTTTGAGCTTATAAGCTCCGCTATGCCCGCCTGTGGCGAATCTTCGTTGTACACCTCATCACGGTACAGGAAGGTGATTATATCGGCGTCCTGCTCGATTTGGCCGGACTCTCGAAGGTCTGATAAACGTGGTCTAGCGTCTGACCTTGATTCTACGCCTCTATTGAGCTGAGAAAGCGCCAAAACTACAGTTTTGTTATCTTTAGCTAAACCCTTGAGTCTTCGCGAAATCTCGCTTATTACTTGAGTCCTGTTTTCGGCTTTGGCTGTGATTAGCTGCAAATAATCAATAACAACAAGATCTATCTTTTTCTTGCGGTTAATCTTTCTAGTCAAGGCGCAGATGTGATCGATAGACATTCCGGACTTATCAATAATTTTTAAGTTATTGTCTTTTAGTTTTGAGATTCCTACCTCAAGCTGAGACCACTCGCCGCCCTCAAGCGAGCCATTCCGTATTTTTTTCAGGTTCACGCCGCTAGACGCTGAAATCATTCTTTGTGCTAGCTGATCCTCTTCCATTTCGAGTGAGTAAAAAACGACTTGCCCGCCGTTTGCGACTACGTTCGAAGCAATGTTTAAAGCGAGCGCCGTTTTCCCCATTGAGGGCCGAGCGGCAAGAATAACAAAGTCCCCGGCTTCCATTCCATTAATCGCTTCGTCGTAATCGGCAAAACCTGTTTTCAATCCCTCGCTCAATCCGCCAGCTTTGAATTTTCGGTCAATCTCCACAACTTGGTTAGCCAGCAAATCATTGAAATCCGTGAACTCAACATCACTCAGCGGCTCGAGGCCATCAAGTCTCTTAGATACGCTAGATATCTTCTCCTCTGTGGTCATCTCATTGCTGTATGCCAGCTCGTGAACGTATGCGCCAATAGACTCAAGCTCGCGATCAGTTGACAGACTCAAAAGCGTTTTGGCATACGAGCCGACGTTGGTGCCAACTACCTCGACGGCTAAATCCGATAAATATTCGAAACGGTCTTCTGCGTGAACCGCTTGGAGCTTTTCAGCAACGGTGATGACGTCAATGTCATTACCCGCGCGATTCATTGAAAACATCACATCAGCAATGTTCTTGTGCTTAGGGGTGAAGTCCTCCGCACGCAAGCTTGGCGGCAGCAAATCGAACTTAGATGGATCTTGGAGCAACGCACCGATTATCGACTGCTCGGCGGTTGCCATGAGGTCAATTCGCTTAGCCCATGGGTTTTCAGATTTTAGTTCTTCAAATTCATCTCGCATTGTTCACGCCCTTCTCGATCATTTTTGTAAAGTTCTCACGCTTGATTAACCAACCAAGATCGGCTTTCCAGTTTCCAGATCGGCCCATATGCCAGTCTGATTTTTTGACCATCTCAAAATAATCTCGCCAGAAGTCTAGATTTTGGTGAACAGGGTTCTGCTTCCATCTGGCCCGAAGATTTCTTTCTCGATCGCTGCCTTGCCAAAGCGAGAAAACAACCCTTGGTAACTCAGTCAAAATGTCGTGATACAGGTCGACAATTTCTCGATGCGGGCAAGCTGGCGGTTTCGATTTATTTTCTTGTTGATCAGTTTTGGGACAATCTTCGATAGAAGATTTACATGTCTTTTTATTGGTTAGTTCATTGGTTAGTTCATTGCACTTGGGTTCTGGGTCCAAATTGGATAAGGTATCTGGGTCCATTTTGGATTGAGAGTCCAATTTGGGTTCTGGGTCCAAATTGGATAGCCTTTCAGGAAATAGTAATGCGTAGCTATTACACCCCGTGAAACCCCTTTTTTTCTTATACAGCCAACCCTTGTCTGCGAGAGATGTTGTGATCTTTGAAACCCATGTTTTATCCTTAATATTTGCTCTCTCAGCGATAGAGGCTATCGATGGCCAAACGGTATTAGTTGTCTTATCTCGAAAAGAAAAAAGAGCAAGCAATACACGCCTTTCAGGATCTGATAGAAGCGAATCTGTTAAGGCTTCTAATGGGGCAAAAAGATAATTAGGGGGCACAAAAACTCCAATTCAATTATTTAAGCGGGTATATTGCCGACAATTCTATTTTCAGATATAAGCCAGCGCTTGCCGCTCTTTTCTACAAATATGCTCCTATCAGATCTAAGCATTTTGCTTACACCTGCCTGAGATATACCCAAAGCGTTCGCCAATTGCTGCTGAGTTGTAGATGTTTTTTTTACCCAATCTTGCAAAGTAGTCTTTTTCATATAAAACCTATTAGTGTTGAACGACGTTAATATAACCCTTAGTGCTACCACTGTCAATAATTAAAATAATGAAAAATAAATAACTTATAGTGTTGACACGGCAACAACTAGCGATTATATTAACTGCAAGCTAAACGAAACGAGAGAACAGCAATGAAAATATCAGAACGAACAATAGAATTATTTGACGGCGAGTGGAAACTTGATCAGGGCGAGATTTTAGCTGAAATGCAAGAGGCAGGAATCAAGGTAGCTGAGCTGGCTATTAATAACCCTGTAGCGTTCGGTATTGTTTTTAAGGCCAAAATGATTGCCTACGTTCAAGATGCTATAGATAACGGCATAATGATCCATCCTGAGCTAAATAGCGATCCGTCAAACCCAAACCCGTTCGGCAATAACGAAAACATGAATAAATCGTTCTCCGCAATGTTTGGAGGCCTGTAATGATCTTATCAATATTCAAAAAGCTAAATACCATGGCAACCAAAAAGCTTGACGTGTATTTCACCGATCAAGAGGATGCCGTCGATAAGATTATCGATGCTTCTCTAAAGTGGAATGTAGATCAACCGCATTGGAGTTGGGCAGAAACGCTAGGCTTTAAGCAGATAGAAGATGGTTTTGTTTATGCCGAGCCGGTCAATGGCCGAGTCGTTTACGGCATTGGCAAAACCCAATTTAGAGCTAAATTTCAATTCGACAAAAAATGCAGAAAAATTGAGGCGGTGGCAGTATGAGTAATGAGTTAGCAGTTAAAGAAAATCAAGCAATGGTGAGCTTTATCGAGCGAGCCGCGGCAGATTCAAACGTTGATATTGACAAGCTGCAAAAGTTGATCGAATTGAAAAACAGCGAAGAAGCCAGAACCGCGAAGTCTCAATACAATTCTGCAATGGCTGCTTGCCAATCTGAAATGCCAGAGATTCAAGAAAACGGCGCAGCCCATAATAATATTAAATATGCGAAGTATGAGGACATTGTTAAAGCGGTTAAACCGCTACTAGCAAAGCACGGGTTTTCGTTCTCTGCAAAAACTAACTTTGATGAAAAGTTTTTAGTCGCTCAAGGCATTGTGTCGCACGCTGGTGGACATTCAGAAGAAACAAGCATTCGCCTACCGTTTGATAATAGCGGCTCTAAAAACGCGGTACAGGCTATTGGTTCGTCAATATCATACGCTAAACGCTATTTGTTTTGCATGCTCTTTAATATCACCACAGGCGGTGAAGACGATGACGGCAATACGGCTAGCGGTACCATAACACCTGACCAAGCCGAAAAGCTAAAGACTAGACTTAAAACTACAGGCTCAGACGTTAAGGCTTTTCTAACTATACTGAGATCCGATTCCGTCGACGCTTTGCCCGCTGAGTTTTATGCAAAAGCCGATTCGATGCTAACCAAAAAAGAAAGGGATCTATCCAATGCCGATAATTGATTGCCAGCAAGGCACCCCAGAATGGTTCGACGCTAGACTTGGAGTTCCTACAGCTAGCAATTTCTCAAAGGTTTTAGCTGGCGGCAAAGGCCTAACAAGAAAATCCTATATGATGCAGCTAGTAGCAGAAATTATTACCGGCCAACGAGCCGAAAGCTATTCAAATGCTGCTATGGATTGGGGCACAGAGCATGAACCAGAAGCTCGAGCAATGTACGCATTTAGAAACGACGCTGAAGTCATTGAAACCGGATTTCATAAGCTAGATTGTAATGCGGGTTGCTCTTTAGATGGAATTGTTGGTAATGACGGCACTATTGAAATAAAGATGCCAAACACCACCACGCACATTGAAACAGTTTTAAGCGGGAAGATGCCAACAAAACACATATCTCAAGTGCAAGGCGGATTGTGGATCACTGACAGAAAATGGTGCGACTTTATAAGCTACGACCCGCGCGTAAAAACTGATAAAGATTACTTTTGTGTGCGAATCATGCGAGACGATGATTACATCGAGAATCTTAAAAATGAGGTCGCGATATTTAATCGCGATATAAATAAAATACTGATAGAGTTAAATTACAAAGAGGCGGCATAGCATGGCATCAATTAATCAGTGTAATTTTATAGGTCGAATGGGCGCAGCGGTTGAAGTTCGATACGGCGCTAATGGTAACGCTGTCGGAAACTTTTCAGTAGCTGTAGACGATAGCTACAAAGACAAAAGCGGTCAGAAGGTAGAGCAAACTGAGTGGGTGAACTGCGTAGTTTTTGGCAAGAGCTGCGAGATATTAGCGCAATACACTGATAAAGGCTCACAGCTTTACATAAGCGGTAAGTTTAAAACCGACACATACGAAAAAGATGGAATTCAGCGCTACTCGACGAAAATAAACGTTCAAATCTTTCAGTTTTTAGATTCGCGTACCGATGGTGCCGGTGGGGTTGCGAGTAAGCAGCCGAACGCGAACCCTGATGGCGGCCAGGGTGCATCAGCG